GTAATAATTTGATTATAGAACTCTGGATACTGCATTGCTAGAGTCTCTGCATCAGTATTCATTACTTGAGTAATTGAGATACAGCGACCAAAGCGGTCCATCTCTGGATAGACACCAAAAGGATTTAATAGACGGATTCTAGGATTGTTTGTCTCGTAATCCATCTCTACCATTGCTGGTAGTAAGCCGTAGGTGTTAAACCAGTCAGCACCTTGATACATCTGAATCTGTAACTCAGATGCTGATACAAAGTAATTTGCAATACGAGTTCTAGTATCTGCAGCTTTGCGTGCTGAGTCTGAAACCATATTGGTAGCTGAACAGTTAAAGGATGGCAGTGGTGCCATTACCTCTGCTAGGTCGCGTGCAGCTACATCTACAAAGTTAGCAACCAAAGGCTTTGGATATTCCTCAGAGAACATAGCAGGATAGACCTTGCTGATGTCTCCTTGGCGCACAGATAGCACGTCACGCATACGCTGATCACGCGCTGAGTACTTAGTCTGTAACCGTGATACCTTAGCAATAACCTCTTTGGTTGTAAGCATTTGTCCTTACTTTTTCTTTGTAGAATTCTTTACTTGCTTATTTCCTTTATACTTACGACCTTGCAATAATGCTCCAGCAAGCTGACCTTTAGCATTACGTTCTTTTTTTAATCCTTCATTTAAATCCCGACTTGCTCTTGTTGCGGCAGCCCCAGTTGATAAACCTTTATGTGCTATACTTCTTAAGTACTTGACTTGTCTTTCTTGGTCATTGGCACTTTCTCTTGCTTTCATAAATTGAGCAAATTCTTTACCAAGATTATTAAAATAACTATCGTTCTTTTTCTTTTTGGCTGCCATTGTTTGTCCTTACTTCTTCTTTGGTTTAATATTTCCTTTACGTGGCTTTGACCTTACCCCAGTTTCCATTGGGCTTTTTGGTCCCTTTGGCATTGGAGCTGGCTTACCAGGCCTTGACGTTGGTCTAGGCTTTGGCTTAATCCTTGTAGGTTGCTTGGTAGCAGTAGGCTTGGTGTATCCCATACCAGGTAGAATCACATCGTAATCTGGTGGAACAGAACCTTTTTTATTTTTAGAAGGAACTTTCTTCTTCTTAGCAATAAAATCATCAAGCGTTGGCTTCTTTGCCATTACTTCTTCTTGCCCATCTTCTTCATAGCAGCTTTCTTCTTAGCCAACTTAGCGGCCTTCTTACCTTTTGGCGTATATGGGAATTCCATTTTTCCTACTTTTGGCATAATTGCTCCTCTAGATGAATTGACGTTGTTGTTCTGCTAACAGCTCGTCTATGTTTATGACTAGACGCTTGCCTCGCTCGTGACGAGACAAAAATGGATTCTTCATATGGTGTGTGGTATGTATTCCGTTATTAAGCCATTCTCTAGCTTTAATCTCACAGAACCATAGAGCCATCACCATATCGGTCTTACCCTTAGTAGTAGGTGACCAGGTAATAAGTTGTTCTATTAAAGCCTTTACATTCTCGGTCTGATCTGATGGGAGATGAATAATGTTATCTCTGTGGTGCTTACCATCTTGCTGCTTAGTTCCAAAGAGGGTTGACATAGAAGCTACACCAAAGCCTGCATCCCATTTATTATTACCAGTATGGTGTTCTCTAAGTACTGTTCCCTTAGATGCTAGGAACTGTCTGATACCTTCATCCTGAGTTAGGAAGGACTGGAAAGCGTTACGCTCTACAACCCATTCAGCAGGAGCATAGACGTTGGTCCAATCAATAATCAACTGTCTAATCTGAGCAGGTGTTGGTCTAGTAATCTTGATAGCATCTACAATGTAGCGCTTATGAGTAACACGATCTACGCCGTAGCAGATAGCGGCGGTATCACCAACCATTGCAGGGTCTAGTCCACATACAAAAGAAAAACCAGTTAAATCTTTAGGATGGCCTGGGGCTCCCATCTGGAGCCTACCTGATTTACGCATACCATCAATAGAGCCCTTTACACATACAGGGTCAAAGGTGGCATCATCTGAAACATCTTGCTGCTGATAAACTAAAGCCCAAGTCTGAGCATCCATAGCTTGACGTTCTGCATAGAGATGCTTACCGTTCCAGCGAGGATATAAACCCTCTTCGGTCTTATCAGAGTCTTTCTGCCCATCAAAGGGTTGGTCTGAGTTAGGCCAGAGAGTTACCCACTTGGTGGGGTCCTCATTGGTTTCAAGTAATGCTGGCATTGCCAGATATGTCCAAGGGACCAGACCACCAGGGTATCTATCAGGAGAGCGTAGTTCTTTGTATAAGTCTACAGAGGCAACGCGGGTTCCGATAACAATTAACTTACCAGTAGGGTTAAGACGTGATCTGACATCTTGGGTAAGCCATCTAATCTGCTTTTCAAATTCATTGGCATTCTTTAAGGTAACAGCATCATCAACAATAATCATATCGGCACGCTTACCGTATATCTGACCGCCAATACCTACAGCTTCTAGGTTTGGGTCCTTCTCAGATGATTCTCTGAGTTCATCACCGAAGGTGACTCTAGTAGTAGTCCAGGTAGCAGACTTAGAGTTAAAGCCGACTCCAGCAGCATAGGCCTGCTGTAGGGTCTCATACATCGGATGGGTAAGGCGCTGCTTGATAGCATATAAGAAATCTGCTGCAAGCTGCTGAGTCTGGGATACTATCAGGACTCTAAAGTTAGGATTCTGGACTATCTTCCAAGTTACATAATCTACGGTAATCGTAATTGACTTGGCGTGATTCGGTGGGATGTTGATAAGGATACGGTTACTTGCTAGACCCTTTTCAAACTTCATAGCGGGATGGTGCCAAGAAGGGTCCCTACCCTCTATAACATCTGCCAGGTTCTGCTGGTGAGGGAAGGTAGTCTGATGAAGGAACTTCTGGCGGAACTCGGCGAAGCCGAGGTCGTGGACATCGGTAGCTGCAAAGTTCTTGGAACGTAAACCTAGGCGGGTTCTATCAACTTTATCTGCGAAGACCTTATCGGATCTGCGGTAGTATTCATAAGTCTTCATAGACTTACCAGCTTCACCGCAAGCCGTCTCTATAGTCATACCTTCTGCTACAGCGTTAAGGATTACCCTTTTAGCTATATCAGCAGTGTTATTACTCATTTACTTCTTTTTCTTTTGAGACTTTTGTCCAGCTTTGTAGGATGTAGGAACGGCAATACCAGCAGTAACTATAGCTGTTTTGGCTTTTGTTTTACCAATAATAGGCGCTGCAGCTTTAATAGCTGCGGTCTGTGCAGCTTCTATTGTTTTGTAATTTTTACCCGCTAAAGCAGCTTTAATTGCTTTAAGTTGTCCTGAAGTCATATCAGGAGACTTAAAGGTAATTTTTGCGGTTTTGGGGGTAACAGACTTACTGCCAGTTTTACTGGTCACAGTTGATGGTCCCTGCGCCTTAACTGTTTTAGCCACACCTCTGCCAGTAGGGGTTTTAGTGCTAAGGTTCTTAGCTACGTTTTGTGCTGTTTTAGCGCCGACTTTGGCTGCTTGTTTTTTACCTAACTGAGTAGCTGCTATTCTACCTATAGTTATTGCTATAGGGATCAACGGTGCTGGCATATCAGGCTCCTAAATTATAGATAGATTACACCCAACTAAATGAGGCGACTTGCGCCTCGTCATCGGGCTTGGCGCCCGAACGAGTCACAACGAAGTGAGGGGTAAGTCCGCTACAGCCCTTAGAGGGGCGTAGCGTCAGCGTAGCCCGCAGTAAGCTACAACCGTTCCGCTTACTGCTCCTATACTGTATTAGGCGGGAAAAAATAGTCATTTCCCGCTTTCTTTCTAAAAATCTTTATTTTGTGGTAAACATCACAATTAAATACGGACAAACTAGGACACTAGATGATCAAGGTTCACTTTAGGAAAAAAACTTTATTGGGGAGTACAGTCACCCACGCACGCGCATTTATCACCTAGGGTCGGTCTTTTTTACGCTCACAGACTTGCGCGGGATAGTGCTGAGCGTGGGGAATTGTGGGGACTTGTGGTAAGTATTGGAGGGAGGCC